TTTCTGCAAAAGAAGTAACCTCAAATACAGGAGTGCTTAAATAATGGCTACAACGATACAAAGCGGAAGATCAAGTTCTCCACTACTTACTGCAGATGTGGCTTCAAGAGCCGAGGTATATGGCGGTAGAGGATTAGTGTTTGATGGGGTAGCTGATTATTTAGAGTTTGACCAAATAAGCCAAGAAACTTCACCAAACTTTACATTATCATTTTGGGCAAATGTGAGTGTAATGCCAAGCAATGGATATAGTGCAATGATATTTGGTAATGGTGGTGGTGACTATCAAGGAATAGCCTTTACTAATTCGGGAACATTGTATATAAGATTAAGAGCCTCATCGGGATGGGCAATAGATGATGCAACTGCTGATGTTGGACTTTCTATTAATAATTGGAATCATTACGCAGTAACAATGTCTCCAACAAGTTATCAAGTTTATAAAAATGGAGAATTAATTAAATCTACTACTGCAAGTCCAACCTTGAGTGCAGATTATGGATTTAAAAGAATTGGAAAAGGAGCAGCAGGTTTTTACAATGGTAAATTATCAGATTTAAGATTTTTTAAAGGTGTATCTGCTACACAGGCTCAAGTGCAAGAACTTTATTTAAAGCCAGAATCTATGCCATCAGCATTAAAAGATTTCTGCGTTTTATGGTATCCTATGTCTGAAGGTAACCCAGAAAGTCCACAAAGCATTGTGTATGACCATAGTGAGAAGGGGTTGGGTAGTGAAACAGTAGATAATAATGTAGCATCTACTTGGACTCCGTATGGTACTAATCAAGTAGATGACATTACAGGTGGTGTAAAAATTACTTATAGTAATAATGCGTCTGGTGCTAAAGCGTATTTTAGAGATAATAATTTATTAAATTTTAATATAGATGCAAGTGCGGGAAAATTATACAAATTAACATTTAATGCTTATTATAAGGGTGGTAGTTCTGGTGTATATGTAAGAGTATATGATACATCTGTAGACCACGCAACTCCTGCTCTTACTACAACTGAAACTACTTATACTTTATATTTTAAAGGTATTCATGCAAGTGCAATTCAATTTTATTTTGGATATCTTGCATCAAGTAATGTTGTTTATATAACTAATATGTCTTTTAAAGAAGTCCTCATGGGAAATCACGCTACTACAAATTTCTTTGGGGATATGTCTGATGTATTATCATCTGCTCAAAAAACTGCTTTTGGCACTTTACTTGATACTGATGACAATAGTTTTATTTTTACTAATGGTGGTGATGCAACAGATGTAACTGAAGGTAGTGAATTATATGGAGATGCTTCATTTACAAATGCGTCTTATGCTGTTATTGCAGGAGATGATGGAGGAGAAACATTTGATGTTAATACAACTAACTCTGGAAAACTAACAGCGATAGCTGCTCAAGATTGTACATTAACTAAATCTGGAATTTTAGTTTCTGGAAAACTTTATAAACTTGTTATAATTATTGATTCTTATACAGATGGTAGAATACGAGGTAATGGTGGTGCTTCAAACATGCCATCAATACATAATGAAGGTACAGGAACATTTACAAGATATTTTATAGCAACAAGTACACAATTTAGTTTAAATATAGATGCTAATGCTGATTTTACTGCTACAGATTTATCAGTTAAAGAAGTTACTACTACAAAATTTTTACCATTATTTGGTACTGATGAAATTAATTCTAATAATTTAAAACTTATAAATGATGGCACAACAAAAGGTCATGTAGTATTGCCATTTACAACAGTAGTAGGTAAAAGTTATAATGCAGAAGTAAAATTAACTACTGCAAATATGAGCGGTGGTTTAAGTGTATCTGATGATTTAGAAGAAAATACATTAAGCGTATCTTCTTCAAGTAGTGCAATAATTACATCTAATACACTTGTTGCAACAGGAACAACTTCTTATGTTCATATTAAAAATAATTCTACAAATAGTGGTCAACATAATTTATATGATAATTTAAAAGTTCGTGAAGTAGGAGTATCCTCATCTGGCTTTACTACTGCTCAAAATGAACCAACTATTCCACAGATCCCATTGGTTAAGTACAATGAGAAAATGTTGTTTTCTGATGCTAATTATGTTAATTGTGGAGCTTTACTTGGAAATGATTATAGTGGTGGACTTACAATTTCTTTGTGGTTTAATGCAACTGCAATGCAAACAAATAATGGTTTATTTAGTTTTGATAGTGGGTTAGAATGCTCAGCTATTTTTGAAAGCGATAAAGTAACATGGTATTTAAATGGAGCTAAATGGAGTCAAAGCTCAACGATTACTTTAGGAAAAACATATCATGTTGTTTTTTCTTTAGACACAAGCAGTCATGCTAATTCTGGTATTTACATAAATGGCGTAAAGGATAGTACTGGAACTGCAACAAATTTTCCAGCTTCTGATGTTTTAGATTTTGCAACTTTACCATTTATAATAGGAAGATATTATTCTGATGCACATTCACACGATGGGTTAATAGATGATGTGTCAATGTTTAATACTGCTCTTGACTCTACACAGATTCAAGAACTATTCGCAGATGGCGTTGCTTTAGATGCTACTACTCATAGTAAAGCTAATGACCATTTATTAGGGTATTGGAGAAATGATGGTGTTACTACATGGACTGATAGAGGCGATATACAGGCAATAGGATTTGATGGTAGCGATGATTACATAAGTACAGGAGCTTTAGATTCTGCTTTAGAGCCACCATTATCAATAAGTATGTGGGTAAAGGGAAACGCACAAACATCATCAACTCTTATTCAAGATGATAGCATACATAGTGGTTTACTTTATTTAAGAGGTGGTTCAGAAATAGCATTTTATTCAGCATCTGGAGAAAAAAGTTATTCATATACATTAAATAATACTTGGGCACATATTGTAATGACACAAGCATCTTCTGCAAAACCATTAGTATATGTTAATGGAAGTTTGTTATCAAATGGTACTCAAGATGCTACACCTAACCCATCATTTTCAAATATAAGAATTGGTGGAGATAATATTAAATTTAATGGTCATATGAGCCAAGTAGCTATTTGGAGCAAGGTATTAAGTAGTCCAGAAATATCTGCAATATACGCTCTTGGTCGTAGAAATGTAGACCTAACTACATCATTTTCTGCTAATCTTAAAGGTTATTGGTTACTAAATCCAACTCATTCATCTCCAGATATTACTGGTAGTGATGGAATAGAAGATAGAAGTGGTAATAATAATCATGGCACACAAAATAATGGAGTTAGTTTTCTTGGTGCAAATGATGGCACACCCGCTGGTACTCCAGATTCAATCACAATTCGTGAGGGATTAAATTCTAACAAAGATGGGTTAGGATTTCCGTTAACAGATTCAAGTAGCAATGTATTAAGGTTAAATGGCAATATAGGCGAGTATATAGAAGTTCCACCATCTCTTGGATTATTTGAGGAACATACTTTAGAAGCATGGTTTAAAACAACATCTGGAACAAGCGGAATAGGTGGAGAGGCAACTATTATAAGTTATATATCTAATGGTGGTGGTGATGATGATTCTGTAATGTCTGTTTCTTCAAATAAACTTACTTGGTCAGATTTTGTAGATGATAATCAATCTGGCACATCTATTGTAAATGATAACAAATGGTATCATGGTGTTGTTGTAGTAACAGGAACAAAGCAATATATATATGTTGATGGGACTTTAGAGACAACAACTACTAATACTTATAATATAGGAACTGCTCCAACTCACCTTGCTATTGGAGCAAGAGCTAATAGTCCAAGTCGTTATTTTGATGGTTTAATTGACGAAGTTAAAATTTACAACAAAGCATTATCATTAGCTGAAATTCAAAAAAATTATAAGCATGGCAAAGGAAAGCATAAAAATGACTAATACATATTTAATATTAACTAAAGCTAAATGGGAGTCAGCATTACCAAGCAAACTCAAAACTGCTGATAGATTGTCTTGGAATGAATACACTTATAAGGATGTAGAAAAAACTGCTACAAGAATGGTAGACAAATACGATTACACGCCATCAGATGATAACACAAAAGCAGAGATAAAGGCTTATATGGACGATTGTGACGTAGATTATTCATCAAGCGATACCAAAGCTGAGTTACTTGAAAAACTCATGTTAGAACCTCATTCTGTACCACAAGTTGAAGAAGAGTATAAGTACACAACTCAAGAAGTGGATACCACGACATTGCAATCGCCAACTTGGAAACAGAGTGCGTTTAAACATGGAAAACTTGGTAGTCCAAGATGGAACAAAGACAATACAAAGGTTCTTGTTAAGTATGAATTAGCAATAGCAGATGGAACTTTAGATCAAGTCAAGGGAGTAAGTGGTATTACTGCTTTATCTCATAGTGAAGCTATAGCTGAAATGCAAAAGGATGAATGGGTTGGGGAATAGAGGCAACTCTTTGGCTGAGTTTGCAGTTACCATGGCTATCATGGCTACTTTGGCTACTACCGCAGCTCCTGCTTATAGCCGTATCGGTGAAGGAGCTAAAGCAAAGCAAACAAAAGCAAATTTAGAAAAAATTACAAAAGCGTCTACGATGTGGTACAATCAACAAGTTGAAAAATATGGAATGGGTAAATTTCCATCTCAGCCACATCGGACAGTTAGTGTAGGCGAAGTTATTGATTATAATGGCAATCGTAGAATAGAGACAGACGAAATACTTGATGGTGTTTATGTTCCTGTGTTTAGTGACACTAGTTTTTTACATCTTTTTGATAATGACACAATTAAGTCACCTTATCAAGAAGGCAGATATTTATATGCAATTATTGGCGGTTCTGGAACGGGAAATACTATTGTGTCTCCTATCTTTGTTGTTATTGATGCAGAGAATCCTGAAGACTTTCATAAGTACTA